TTCTGCTTTGGAGAAAGTCACTCCGTTCTTTTTGCCTTGTGTTTTTTGTCGGCTTCCTACGGAAGTAGAGGTGACTCTTTGCACAGCGGGTCTATCCTCTTGTTGCACGACACTTTGCCCAGACATAATATCTGGGTAAACTTTGCCTACACGAGCATCTAGCTCATTGTAATAATCTTCTGAATCTGCTTCATAACCTTCATTTATTAGATTGTAATGTGTGAAATAAGCGTATTGTGTAGCTTGTAAATTTTCTGGATTTGCAGTATCACCATACCAACTATTTTTTGCGTGCCAAGCTTTTGCTTGTTCCGTTGGCACTATTTCTTGTTGTGGTTCAGGTTGTGTAAAATTTTGCTCAACTGGTGTGTCTGGCGCTACAGGAGTCTGCTCTGCTTGTTGCTTTGCTATCCTTACTTTTTCTTTTTGTATAGATAAATCACTTTTTAATGTATCTGCTTTGGACATAAGCTCTGCATCTCCAGAAGCAACGGCTTTTTTATAGAGCTCATCGGCTTGCACTTCTTTCGCTTTCAATGCCTCTTCCTCTTTTGCTATTAAAGCATTTTGGTTTTTTATAGTTTCTTGTCGATAAGCCTCATTTTCTCTTTGGCTTTGTGCTAGAGCTTGCTCTAATTTAGCAGCTCTTTCTTCAGCAGCACGATGTCGCTCATTGAGTTTATTAATTCGTTTAGAAACACCTTTGGTGTAATTATCAAGTTCTTCTTCTGGACTGATAGCAGTTTCAGTTGCAACTGCTTCGGTTGGTTGATCTTCTACCTGTATTTCTAGCTCTTCTTCTGGTGTGCTTGGAGCTGTGTTGTTTTCTTGTTCACTCATCATAAACTCACTATGTCATCTGGATCAAGAATGGTGGCTATCACTTCATCATCGTTGATGATGCGTACTTCTGCACCGTCCTCTAATTTAAACCTAGAGCCAGAATAGCGCCCTATTAAAACCCATTGCTTTTCTTCACACCAGGGGGTTTCTCCGTATCTTGCTTTATCGTTGTAACATTGTGGACCCATTTTAACCACATAAGCAACGACTGTTGCCAAAGCTTCTCTATTAACAGTTTCGTTAGCTAAAATTATGCCGCCTTTTGTCTTAGCCTTGCCAGCATAAGGCAAAACTAATATACGCCAACCAGTAGGTTGTGGCATGCGGTCTATCAAAGACTTATTCAACAAAGTAGGGTCTAAAACTCTTGCGTCTTGTTCTATATAAGCGTCAGCTACAATTTCGTTGCTTGATTTTGCTTGACTCATTTAGTTAGTTTTTTCTTTGAAGTGTTGTTGTAACTCATTGGTTATATAGTATAAAGCAGAAAGTTCGCCTTGCAAATATTTATAATGTTCTATATCTTTTAGCGAACCAGACATTAAAGTTTCTTGAATTTGATTTTCACGGTCTTTTATCTTTTTTTTGATAAAATCCATCAAAGTTACTTCATCCATTATGATGTTTTTTTAGGCCTTCCTCTTTTAGTCGTGGGTTTTTTTGCGGTCGTTTTTTTTGTTTTGGTGGGTTTTGTTTTTCCACCTCCAGCTATACGTTCCATTTTGGCTGCAATGCGTTCATTATTTAGCTTTTCTTTTAAAGCCTTAGCTGCGTTTGCTTTTGACAAAGCCTCAGCTTCCTCTGCTCTTTGAGCTTCTTTTTTTGCTTTCAGCTCTGCTAAAAATTTCTCCCGAGTGTTCATATTATCCTCTCATTTTTTGTTCTAGTTCTAACAATTTCAGATTAGCATTTTGTGCTAATCTATCCATTGCTACTTGTAGCTTATCATCTGCAATGTCTTTTTGTACATCGATTCGTTTTTGTGCTAAATCTGCTTCCATCATTTTTTCTTGCGATCTTTGTTCTTGCTTGCTTTCAAACTGTTGTGCTTCTAAGTCTAATTCTTTATCTCTTAAATCAAGCTCTGCTTTTCTAATGTCTACAAGTGGATCGCTACTTGAACCTTGACCGATGGATTGTAAAAAGTTATCAGTTAACTCTGCTAAGATTGGCGCACTGAATTGATCTAATATCATCTGTATTTCAGTCGCTATCTGTTGAGCTTCCATAGGAGAAACTTGTTGTATCTGGCTTTGGACCTCTTGGATTCTAACTAAAACTTCTTCTGGGATAGTTTCCTGTGCTAATTCTGTGGATAAAAACTGCAAATGTTGCATGCAATGACTTATTATCATGGATTGTATCTGTGGGTTTTCTTGAACCACTTTGGTTAAGAATAAACTACGATGTGTTTCTAAATGCGCTTGATGGTTTTGTCCAGCAAATGCTTGAGCTGGTTGACCTAGTAATAAACCAGAATTTTCAGTGCCCGCATCTATAGGTCGTGGCGTCGTGTCAGGTGGTGCTTGTATCAAGGCTTCGACGTTATCAATACCTAAAGCTGCGTACATACGACGATAAGCTTCATAGATACCGTTCAGACCATGCACTTGTGGATTTGATTGCACCATCTGTAATAACTCTTGAGCCAAAGTAACTCTTTGACTTTGTGAGAAAATATTTGGATCTGATACCGGGATAACATCTATGCGACCATCAAAGTCAGATTGCTTGATTTCAGCTGGTGCCGATCCTGTTTGAAAGTCATAAGCTGGTGGTAAATATTCAGCAAATACCTTTGATAAAAGTTTAAATTCTAATTTTTGCGCATAATGCAGACGTTTGTGAATAGCACTCATAACCTTCGTACCACGTTCTAATAGAGCTACCGTAGTACCAACAGGCATATTTGCATTAGCATCGCCAATATTCATATCCGCAATAGCAGCAAATCTTTTACCAGAATCCACTAACAAACCAAGTAATTGCATCAACACGTTGCTTGGTTCTTTGATTGGTAGCGGTATTAGATTTTCTCTCAAGGTACCACCTGTGGTATCAATATCTCTAAATTCGCCAGGTTGTAAAGGCTCGTCTTCATCTCTGATACGCATGCCTCTAGCTTTAAAACCTGCTGGTAAATTAGCCAGAGTACCAGCGTCAATTAATTGTCTTAGTATTGATGTAGACGCTTTTGATAAACCACCAATCATGTGTGACAACCCAAGGCCATAGAAACCTAAACCCGGTAAAAATTTATATTGCACAAAATAATTAATTTTATTTTTAAGCATGTCGTTTTCGACAAAGTTTCTTCTAATCGCTAGAACTCGTTGTGAAGCCTCGTCAATCGTCACTATGTAAGGCAGTTTTAAACCTGTTGGATTCCCATTTTGGTCAACGTCTTCAAAGCCTTCTATGTCTAAAACTGTATGGATTTCATAAATTATTCGGTTTCTATCTTCTTTGTAACTAGCTTCTATACCTTGAATTTGGTCAATTTCGTTTTCTATCTCTGAATCTTCGTCACTATAAGCATCTTCTGGTATATCAACATTCGCATAAAAACCAGTTAGTTGTTGTTTTTTGACTTCATTGAGTGACATGCTAATTGCATGCGTGACTCGCTCCGCAGAAGATAAATCAGCTGCTTCATAAGGCACAATCAAGTCTTCTGGTGGGATGAACTTAGAAACAGCTTTGTTGGTCACAAAATCAAAATAAACTTTTTTAAAGGCAGAACCAGCTAAAGGTAAGTAAAACAACAACATGTCTAATTCTGGGTCATAGTCTTCCATTACGTTCATAATGTAATAATTCATAAATTCTTGGATGCGCTCGGCTTGATTTTCGGTATCTATTGTTCGAGCTCCGATTATTTCGGTTTTGACTGGACCTTTGGCTGGCAACATTTCTTTGTAAGCTTGGGCTTGAAACTGCGTGACTGCTTCTGCCAAGATAGGGTGTATTACGCCAGAACTACCTTCAAATGGTTGCGAACGGCTCTCGTCAAATTTCATGCCTAAATATTGCAAACCGTCTTTATAAGTTTTTTCCCACTCGCTTCTTGATTGTTTGTCGCTCTCTACTGAACTAATTAAATCGGATGCTAACTTTTGCAAAACTATTGGATTGATAAAATCTACTAAATTGGAATTGAAATCCATAGGTGGCATTTCAGCTTCCATACCTATTTCGCCATCTACTAATATTTCTTGTTCGCTTACTAAGATTTCGGCCGCATTTTTTATTTGATCCGAACGTGATTCTTCTGGCATCACCTCTACAGCTGAACCAGTTTCTCTGACATCTGGGTTATTTTCTGTTCCTAACGGTTTGTCAATAGCCATAATTTTTTAGTGTAGCACTTTCGGTCTATCAAAGTCATTAATTGCAATCAAATCTGTCAGCTCGCCCTCTAAAATCAAGCCTTGCATTTCAGCTATCAATTCAGCTTGTTCAAAGCTTTCAGCGTGTATGTCTGGACCCACATACTCAAGTTCATCGTGTATAAATTTAGTCACAAATATTTTTAGCTCTTTCACTGGCATCAATAGTAAATAGTTCTGTTTTTACGCAAAAGTCTTGCTTCCTCTTGATAGTCTTCTTTCAAAGATAAAAACCCACCTTGACGAAAACGCATTAAAGCCATGGTTGCACTATCGCAATAATCATCGTAATCGCCATAAGGGAAACTAGCCATCTCTTCAATTACTTCATCTGCAAACTCATGTTCTGGTGCCCAGACCATACCAGACTCAAAGATTGGTGCGACACTGTTCATGCGAGCTACTTTGTCTTGACCTCGACTTGGTGAGTAAGCCGTAACAGGTATGCCCATCCTTCTAAGCTCATGGGTTAAAGGAGTACCAGACGCTTTGGCTTCAATTAGTACACAATCTGGCTCCCAATAACGATATTCTTCCAAAGCTATTTTTTTTAGCTCTGGAAAATCGACTCTGACTCTTTTTGCGTCTAATAAGATAATACCTTCTGGATTGTCGTCTTTATCGCCAAAAATAGCCCAGGTAGTAATAGCAGAATAATCTGCTGTGTCCTTTTTAGAAAAAGCCGTATCGTAACTCTGAATGACATAGTTATACTCTGGTACTTCATCTTCTTCCCATCTACGCCACCACTCACGCTTAACTATACTGCCTTCCTCAGCAGTCGGGTTTTGTAACCATTGACTGTTCCATTTAGGTAAAGGCAAAGAAGCTTTGACCGATAGCAACTCTTCTTTTTGCCAAAATTCTGGCCACAAAGGTGTTTCGGACTCAGGCATGATGGCAGGAAACTCAACTACCTCCCATTGATCGGCATTTTCTTCGCCTTGTTTTTTTAAAACTTTACCAACCAAGTCTTTGGTGCTCCAACGTGTCATAACTATGACAATCGTGCCACCGGGTTGTAAACGCTGTCTAGGTCCAGACGTATACCATTCGTAAGCTGATTCCATAGCTTTTGGCGACATGGCATCTTGCTCAGAATGAGGATCGTCGATAATAAGTAAATCGGCACCACGTCCAGTAATTGCTCCACCAACACCAGCATAGTAACTTTCGCCTTCTTGATTGGTTGTCCAACGACCAGCAGATTTGTTATCGGCTTGTAATTTAAGCTCTGGGAAGATGTGCTGGTACTCTTGACTGTCAATAATATTTCTAACTTTTCTACCAAAACGCACGGCTAATTCAGCGGTGTGCGTGGTTTGTATTATTTTTAAATCACCTTTTCTACCCATCATCCATGCAGGAAAATAAGTAGAAGCAAATTCAGATTTAGAGTGTCGAGGCGGTAAGCAGACAATCAACCTTTTTAGTTTGCCTTGTGCTATGCGATTGAACTTATCGCTAATAATTTTATGGTGTCTGCCCTCGATAAATTCTGGCCATAGATGTTTTACAAATTTTATAAAATCGTTCTGACACTCATCTTGTTTGTCAATTTGTTCGTATCTATTTAGTAAGGCAAGTGCCTCTTGTTTGTCTTGTTCAGACAGAATATCAAAGTCTTTTAGTTTGTTAAGATCCATACAATTAAGCGGGTTGCACGATTAGGTAGTGACATAGTAATCGCACAACCCTAAGCATAAAATGCCTAGAGTCAGTATCGCATATCGCTATACTTCGTGCCATTCTTTGCCTTGAAATAAAAGGGCTTCGGCTTCTCTTCTTCTAATCAAACCTTCTAAAACCTCGCCACCAGCTTTGTTCCATCTTTTTATCTGTGCTGGTACTTCGTTTTTTTTATCCTGATTCAAAACTTTGAGCAAAGTTGAAGAACCTAAGTTTGTTGGACCTAAGTTAAAAGTCCAACACACAAGGGCATCAAACTCATTTTGTTCTAAAGGTACTTTAACCATGCTGTTTACATAGTTTTCAAATTCCTCTAAATCTTTAGTCAAATAAACATCTGCTTCATTTTGACTAATAGTTTTGCCTTCTTTGGCGCTTTTGATGTGTCCGTAACCTATCGTCCAGTAACCAGCTGGGCATAGATATGCTTCTAATTCACAACCTTCAAACTTTTTTATTAAAGCTTTACCCTCTTCTGATATTTTCATTAATAGTCTCCCCATACTTTGCTTTTTTTTCCGCCTT